CAAGATCTGAGAATCGATCTCAACAATATCTTCGGCAATCTTATGGATTGACAACTCGACAGGATTACCCTGATCGTCGACTTTGATTGAGCCATCCGGATTCTTCTCAAAGTAATGATAGTCGCCAAGGTCATCAATCCATGCGGAAAGAGTGGTGCCATCTTTCTCGAAAATGTCCATGATCTTTCCTTCTTTGCCAAGGTCAAGAAGCTTCTGAACCAGGCTGTTGCCGTCCCCATCTTCGAGAATCGGCCCAAAGATAGACGTTCCTCCGTCATCATCTGTAATGATGCTCGGCATATCGACGCCGAACCCGGAAGCTTGTCCGTTGCGAATGTCGAACCCGTATTCCATTTTGATGTACTGGACAAGACCAGTGCTAAGAACACGGTTCGCTGTCAGTTCGCTCTTCTTGATTTTCACCCAGGTTCCAATAGGATGACCATTTTCATCTTTGGCAAAGTTAACGATGCCGCCGGTAACAGAAGCAATCTGTGGCCTCCAAAGGTACTGCTTGGATTCCCCGTCCTCGTCCACATCAGGTGCCGGGCGAAGGAAAGTATTCATATACCTGGAAGCGTTCGGTCCGCCTTCAACGTTACCATTGCTCTTCTTCCACACTTGATGCATACGGAGCCATCCGAAGACTTCCTGTTCCCACATTGCCTGTTCATCCAATTCGTCCGGTGGGGGATTATACGAGGACGGAACAGGCGTTGAAGATGCCGACTTCTTGCTCGTTACACTGTAACTACGGTTAAGACTTGTCGACGGAATCCCGAAGCCGTACTGGTTTTTCTCAGGGTTATACAAGTCCAGCTTGATGGAAGTGCAGGTAAGAACCCGTGAAACTGAGACATCATCCACGTACTGGATGTTAACCCGATTGCCGAGCATGATCGGGGCCTCATTTTCCCCGATCAGGTGCATGTCGATTGCAGAGACGGTGAACGAATCGATTCCACCGAAATAGTTATCCTTGATCCACTCGGCGGCTTTGTTGAACAGACTCTCTTTCGTAGTTTCTTCGGACAGATCGACCGTCTTAAATATCAATCCATATTTGTTATATGAATTCCGATAGTCGTCGGCAGTATGGTATCCGGAGTTTAACTGTTCGTCCGTATAAATCTGTGTGATTGCGTCCACACGAAGATAGTTGTTCGCTCCATGAATATCTTCACGATAGCCCTTAATTGTCAGATTATTATTTCCACTGCGGCCAAAAGGAATAATGGCCGTAAAGAGGTTATTCACCTCAGTGATGTAATTCAGGTCAATTACATTCTTACCGATTGCGACAGTCTGATTGATCGTCGTGCGGTTCGTGTAATGCTGGAGCCAGTCGAGATAGAGCTTCGTTATAAGTGGCTGTCCATTGTAATACCAGTTCTGACGCTCGTGAAGCCTTTCCGCATATGCATCAGCCTCTGAAATGGTGTCAAAAATACCAAGATATTCACCGCTGGAAATATAATGCTGAATGGCGGCCTCTTCCGACAGAATTGTTCCGTTTACGATAGTTGGAAGCAAAACCTCGTGACCGTCGATTTCCGTGCTGAATGAACGTTCTGTGCTGATAGTGCCATCGGCATTGTAAACAACGATCCGGTTATTCAGATCAATATTACCAAGCCCGTACTGACCGACGGTGTCATTAAACTGCTCGAGTTCGCACCGGATCATCATGAACCCGCCATGATGACTCTTCAGGTTTTCAAGGGCTGACTTGGTTGTCACCCAGCTTGTCTCTCCGAATTTACGATCATCAACCGTAACCTTCTGTTCGGCCGAAATATCATTGGAGTAGTTGCCGGGAACCTCGCCGAGGTAGATCTTCTTGAAATCCTCTACAGTGTTGGCGTTATGCGCCGAAACAATTTCAGAAAGATATTCGTATACGGAAACCTTGTTGCGATCGGATTCCTTTTTACCTTCCTGGTAGGTGTCATTAAGGAAGGCGATAGGACCTTCGCACTGGACTTTCCTGTCGCCAAAGTAACCGGTGTCAATAGTCAGCACACGACCATAGAACACGGTGATATCGTCGTAATCGACACGGATATACGACTTCATCTGGTGAAACGCGTTATAAAACTTGGTATTTGCCTGAACGGTGAAATTCATCGTTTCGGCAGAATCGATCTTCAAATCGATCGAAGGATTGATGAGAGCGATGTCAGCCGTCGCTTCAGCGGGAATTGACTGAATCAGAGTCCAAGTGTCATGAAACACCTGATTCTCGTCGGTGTAATTCACCGCATAGATTTTGATCATAAGCTCACCCTCTCGTCATTGCTTACCCGGTACTTATACGGATCAACGCGATAATCGATCGTTGCCGTTGAATAGTCTTCACCGGATAGCCAGTTACTGAGGACAAATCTGCCCATATAGTAAAACTCCGGTTCATCTTCCAGAACCGCTTTCATTCTCCTGCCATTGAGGAATCCGGCAACGATGGTTTCTCTTGTATGGAAAGCACCATAGTCATTGCCGTCAAAGAACTCGTTGGCAATCTTAAATTCCCAGCTCCCGGAAGCGTCCGTTTTTGTTGGTGTCGATGTTAAATAATCAGTGAGGTCAAGAGATCCTGTTCGTCCGGGAATATCAACGAACTTGAAGTTAACCCCCGGTCTTGCCACAACAGGACGAGAGGAAGGGATCAGATGCCAGTTATCCCATGTATTTACAGTCGTGTTATTTCCGTCAGTAAATATAACAGAATGATACATACTGACCCCTTCCTTTCTTATCAGCGTCTTGCATAATAGAATCCGGATTTGCCCAGATACTCGTCCATTTCAGGCCCAATGGCCCCAACGACTTCGCCGGTGTTCATCACAAGGCGAATACGTTTCATTGCGTCGGCAAGGGTATTCAGATCCTGCCGCATGTTGACTACTTCCGTTGCAACACGGTTAATGTTGTCGGTATAGTCGTTAATGGTTCCATTTTGATTTCCTTCAACGCTTCGCATCGGCATATTAACCGAAGGATCGTTGATTCTCCAGTACGGATCGTTTCCAAGCATTTGGTTCATGGCATCTACGCCGCTTTCCATGAGGGAAAGATCCAGAACAGGAGTGATTGTCGGGTTCGCGTCAATGTCCTGGCTCATAAGCTGAGCAAACAAGGCCATTGCGTCACCCGCGGTCTCAATCGCATCGTCTGTAGTACCGGCAACGGCTTCCTCGACATTGTCCGTCTGTTCACGGAATCCGATTGCCAGGCCTTGGCCCATGAATCCGCCGACTTCCATGAACACTCTCGAAGGAGAATGACTGTCAGCTTCAGCGTTGGCTGCTTTTACAGCAGCAGCAACCACGGCACGGGCAGCGGCTTCTACTACACCGGTGGCATTTGCGATACCGGTAGCTATGCCGGTCGAGATGTTCTCGCCAACGAGCTCAAAGTTGAGTATAGTGCCGTCGTCATTCTGCATGTTTCTTGCAGCGATCACCAAAGTGGAGATCGAGCGGGCTACAGACTCAAGAATGCCGGTAGCATCAGCATGATCAAGACCACCAAGTTCGGTAAGCTGGGCGTCGAATTCAGTCACAAAAGCGGCAAGCCGATCCACAACTGAACCGTACCGTTCGCCATTGTTATCGAAGCCTTCAGTCATCATAAACAAGCTGTCCCACAGATTGACCATAAAGTCTTTCATGGTGTAAGACGAAGCACCGTACGACTGACTGATAGCATCCATCTTCTCCTCAAGCACACTGAATGTCTGCATGAGGCTTACAAGATGGTCGAGAGCACCAAGGGCTTTGCTCACCTTGTCGGCATCAAACTCGCCATTCTTGGTGATGCCAGTCTGGAATTTGCCAAGACCGTCACCAAGATGTCCGAGCTGGCTCCCAAGGTATTCGAAGTCGGCGCCTTTACCGGTGAAGATGGTTTTCAAAACGTTTCCGAGACCACCAACATTACCAAGTTTCCCAGTCAGACTACGCATGTAGTCAATAAGTAAATCCATTGTGCTGATGGCGGATGATGTTCCAAGTTCGTTGAAAATAGTTTTTCCTTCAGGATCGATCTCAAGCTTTGAAATAGCGCCAAGACCTTCGCCAAGGGCTACAAGCTGATCTTTAAGATCTTTGAACGTAAAGTCATAACCTTCAGCAAAGAACTTATAAACTTCGTTGAACACACCGCCGACTTTTCCTTGCTTCGTTTTCAGCGTGTTTAAATAATCAAGCAACGCATCGATCATCGGGAAAGCAGATTCCATCTCTTCCTTTGTCGGCAAATCTTCCATTTTGAATCCGGTGAGGCCGTTTAAGCCCTCGCCAAGGGAAATAAGCTGAGTTTTAAGATCGGTAAAGTTATAGTCATGCCCAAACACGAACGTTCTAACGCCGTTGAACAGACCACCGACTTTGCCAAACCTTTCTTTCAGTTTCCCCATATAATCAATAATGGAATCGACAGCTTTAAAGATGCCGGTTGTGTCATCAACCGTAATCAACTTGTCGTCTACCTTAAGCTGTCCGA